GCAAACGCATCAGCGAATTCGGCCGGATTTTGATGGAAACGGCGCGCGATTTTTTCATACGCCGGATCAAAACGCAGCGACAAATCGGCTGTTGTCATCATCGGCGGATGTTTCTTAGCAGGGTCATGCGCATCAGGAATCAGATGCTCGGGTTTGCAATCTTTCGCTACCCATTGTTTGGCACCTGCGGGGCTCTTGGTTAACTCCCATTCATAGCCGAACAGCATGTCAAAGTAACCGTTATCCCAAGTGGTTGGATTTGGTTTCCATGCGCCCTCAATGCCGCTGGTCGTCGTGTGTACGCCCTTGCCTGAACCAAACTTGTTGATCCAACCCAAACCCTGCTCTTCTATGCCTGCCGCTTCTGGCTCAGGCCCCACCAAAGCTGGATCGCCAGCGCCATGTGCTTTACCGAAAGTATGACCACCCGCGACCAGAGCTACCGTTTCTTCATCATTCATCGCCATCCGCGCAAAGGTTTCGCGCACATCGCGGCCAGACGCCACCGGATCTGGATTGCCGTCCGGGCCTTCTGGATTCACATAAATCAAACCCATTTGTACGGCAGCTAAAGGATTTTCGAGATCACGTTTGCCTGCGCCAGATCCCGCGTAGCGGCTATTGGCTTTATCGCTCGTTGCCAGCCATTCAGTTTCTGAGCCCCAGTAGATATCTTCCTCTGGCTGGTATATATCTTCACGTCCACCGGCAAAACCAAAGGTCTTAAAGCCCATTGATTCCAGCGCCACATTACCCGCTAAAATGAACAGATCGGCCCAGGAAATTTTGCTGCCATATTTTTGTTTGACAGGCCACAATAAACGGCGCGCTTTATCAAGATTGCCGTTATCCGGCCAGCTGTTCAAAGGTGCAAAACGCTGATTGCCCGTACCCGCGCCACCACGACCATCTGACACACGGTAAGTACCCGCAGCATGCCAGGCCATGCGTATCATCAGACCGCCGTAATGCCCCCAGTCTGCCGGCCACCAGTCTTGCGAATCCGTCATTAAGGCCTTCAGGTCTTGCACCACCGCTTCCAGATCAAGTGTCTTGAATTCCGCTGCGTAATCAAAGGCCTCCCCCATAGGATTCGACTGAGGCGAGTGCTGATGCAGGATATTTAACTTCAATTGGTTCGGCCACCATGTTGCATTACTTGGCGCTGCGCTGGCGACCGCATTTTTTGCTGCAGCCGCAGCGGCATGAAAAGGGCATTTTGCTTCGTTTGACATCGATTTCTCCTCAGAATTCAGACTTGGACAGGGCAGGATCAGCTGACAACTCAACAGTGACCTGCTGTGGATACATCAATCAAGCGATCAATCATGGCATCGTTTGTTTGACATCTGCTACGGAATTCATTCTAGAGACCACAAATCGATTAATCAACTCAATTAAATTTATGAAATTGATTTAATTTAACTAATAAAAGTCAATATGACATAGGTTTTCATCGCAGAGTCCACGATCTCTTCGGCTTGGCGACTGCTCACGCGGTAAATGCGCCTCCCCTGCAACGCCCGGCTCCGGCCATCCCCAGCTCAAATGCGCAGTCTCTTTTTCCACGCTACTATTGAGCCCTTGTTAAAAATAAGACTCTCAGCAAGCCTCTCAAAATCCGCGCCCAATGCTCGTTCAATCCAGCACGCTGCTTGATTCCGGCGCGGATTTAGTGGCAGCGATATATCCGATTCGTTTGACCGGTAAGATCAAAGAAATTTTTAAGACTGTTTCATAAAGGACGACCGAAGTGCGTATGCGAAAAAAGTCGGAGTTACCAAGTAAACTCTGTCCGCAATGCGAGCGGCCATTTACGTGGCGCAAAAAATGGGAAAAAGTGTGGACTGATGTGAAATACTGCTCAGACCGCTGTCGCCAGGATAGCAAGCGAAAAACATGACGACATCGATATCCGCAACAACCGTGATCTATTGGTTTCGCAATGATCTGCGGCTGGAAGATCAACCGGCACTGACACAAGCATGTCAGCAGTCAACACGCTTATTATTGGTCTATTGCCATACCCCTTACTTATGGGACAAAACCAAGTGGAATGTGCCCCGTACCAGCCGGCACCGTCAGTACTTTTTAAACTCAGCGTTAGTCGATTTACGCCATCAGTTGCAGCAACAAGGCAGCGATCTTCTGGAAGTAACCGGAAAACCGGAAGATGTATTGCCTATACTCGCAAGCGATGCTGGCGCCAAGCATATTTATTGCGAGGAAATCGCTGCGCCTGAAGAACAAGACCAGGTAAGCACCTTACGCGCAGGCGGACTACAGGTAACGACGTTGTGGCAATCAAGCTTACTTAATCCCGCGGATTTACCTGTTCCGCTTGATGCATTGCCCGATGTATTCAGTCATTTCCGGCTGATGGTGGAAAGCAAGCAAATAAAACCATCCTCCCCTTTGCCGCGCCCCGCGAACATTCCGCCCTTGCCGGAAACGTATGCGGCGATTACAAAAAAATGGCGCATGTCGCAAGTGCCAGCGCAACACAATTCAGGCGATACAGCTACCGATGAAAATTCAATTTCCGATAAGGTCAACCTCAACGTTGACGACCGCTCCTCGTTTCCCTATTTTCTGCCTGCCTTTTCCGGAGCTGCCAGCGCCGCTGCTGCACATCTACGGCAGTATTTTGATCGCCAATTGGCACATACCTACAAGCAGACCCGGAATGGCTTAAGCGGCATCGATTACTCGACCAAGTTTTCTCCCTGGCTGGCCTCTGGCGCTTTATCTGCGAGAACGGTGTATCACGCCTTGCAGGATTACGAGGCGAAGCATGGTGCTAACGACAGCACCTACTGGATCTGGTTTGAATTGTTATGGCGTGACTATTTCCGTTTTCTGCATCTGAAATACGGCCACCGACTGTATCGCCAGCAAGGTCTGACAAATTTACCTGCGCCAAACCACGATGCGGCCCGATTTCAGGCGTGGTGCAACTCTCAAACGGGAGAACCTCTTGTCGATGCGGGAATGGCCGAACTTGCTGCTACCGGTTATTTGTCCAATCGTCTGCGGCAAATTGTCGCTAGCTATCTGGTGCATGATCTGGACTGCGACTGGCGCGCAGGCGCGGCATGGTTCGAGTCACAGTTAATCGATTATGACGTCTATAGCAATCAGGGTAACTGGTTATACATCTCAGGACGTGGTACGGACCCGCGCAATGGCAGACGCTTTAACATACAAAAACAAGTTCACGACTACGATCGTGACGGCTCATATCAGCGACTCTGGAACACGAAGTCAACGTAGATCATCAGCACACAAATAATGAAACACACTATCGCCCACACATCCCTGCCGCACAAGACAATCAGACTGATTCTTGGTGACCAGTTGAACCCTCAGCATCGCTGGTTCAGCGAAGTCGATGACGCGACAATTTATGTCCTGATGGAAGTCCGGCAAGAGACAGATTATGTTTTGCATCATGCACAAAAAATTCTGGCGATTTTTGCGGCGATGCGTGATCTCGCGCGGCAGTTGCGTGAAGCAGGACATCACGTGCATTACATTGCGATTGATGACCCTGATAATCTGCAATCCATCCACGCTAACATTGATGAGCTGATCAGGCGATATCAGGCAACGGTGTTTGAATATCAGGCACCAGATGAGTGGCGTCTGGATCAACAGCTATATCAACATGGCCGCTGCTCAGATATTCAATGGACGATGGTCGATAGCGAACATTTCTATACCAGCCGTAACGAAGTGTCCGATATCTTTAGCGGTCGTAAACAATGGCTGATGGAATTTTTTTATCGCCAGATGCGCGTTACTCATCGCGTCTTAATGAAAGATACGAAAGAGCCCCTGGGTGAGCAATGGAACTTTGATCACGATAATCGCAAACCATGGCGCGGCACACCACCTGAACCACCAGATACGCGGACTTTACATGATCATTCAGATTTATGGCAGACCATTGTTGATGCTGGCGTAAAGAGCTTTGGTAATCCTCAGGCGAAACAACTGCAGTGGCCACTCAACCGTCAGGAAGCATTACATCAATTGGATGCTTTCATCGACAACGCACTGCCGCAGTTTGGTGATTTTCAGGATGCAATGAGCGTCAAAGCGTGGCGCTTGTTTCATTCGCTGCTGTCGTTTGCCTTAAATGTCAAAATGCTGAATCCACGTGAAGTCGTTGCAAAAGCAGAAGCGGCATATCACGCCGGGTATGCTCCGCTGGCTGCGACGGAGGGCTTCATACGGCAAATATTAGGCTGGCGCGAATACGTACGCGGTGTGTATTGGGCCAACATGCCAGAGTACGCAGAGAAAAATTTCTTCGGCCACAGCCGTCAGTTGCCGCGCTGGTTCTGGGATGGTAAAACCAGAATGAATTGTCTGTCGCATGCCATTACACAATCACTGGATCACGCGCACGCGCACCACATACAACGCCTGATGGTGATTGGTAATTTCGCGCTGCTCGTGGGTCTGGATCCAGCTGAAGTGCATCGTTGGTATCTGGGCATCTACATTGATGCGTTTGAATGGGTGGAATTGCCAAACACTGTAGGCATGAGTCAATTTGCGGATGGTGGATTATTAGCGACCAAGCCTTATGTCTCGAGCGCCGCCTATATTGATCGCATGAGTGATTATTGCAAAGGCTGTCACTACGATAAAAAATTACGTATTGGTGAGAACGCATGCCCATTCAATGCGCTGTACTGGGATTTTTTTCAACGCAACACAAATACGCTGGCGAAGAATCACCGCATCGGTATGGCCTATCGCCAATTAGAAAAAATGGAAGCAGCCACGATTGTAGAATTCCAGCAACAGGCGAAATTTATCCTGGAAAACATCGATTCATTGTGACGTACCGCGTTAGCATGAGCGCAGTAACGCAGCAATAGTCAAAAAATGGACGACATCCTGAACCGACAATCAGATACAGTTCAACTAACGGAAACTCCAGTCATCGTTTTCGCAAGCACGATGAGTCGGTACCTATTAATCCTGTTACGCTTTATTTCCGACAGCTGTATCAGCATATAACTAAAGTCAGACATTGTTCATTACGCCCAAATCTATCTTTGCTATCAGCGGTATATCCGCCGGAGCCTGATAATCGCCCAGCACCAGCGCCCGCTGCTCTGCTTGTGCCAATGCGGCGATCTGCAACAACACAAACATGACAGAACTTTTATCTAGCGCAGCCAGCGGATCATCCAGCAACGTCAGCGCAGCGCCACTCGCCAATGCGGCCGCAATCCATACCTTGCGCCGGGTACCAGTCGATAACATGTGTATCTGCTTGAACAAATGCTGCTCCAGCGCCAGCCCCGTAATTATCTGGGCCAGCACCATCTGATCAAAGCCCGAATAACGACGAGCCTGCAAGGCAAAAAATGCCTCTACCGTGAGCGCATCAAAATCTTGAGCAGATGGCGTGATCCAGAATACCTGCTGTTTGTATGCGGAGGCATCGACACAATGCTCGATACCAAGCAGACACAGTTTCCCCTTAGCATAGGAAAGCTCACCCGCCAGCAAACGTAGAAAATCCGTCTTGCATTCTCCCTCCTCATCACATACCAGCGTCACTCCGGCACTGATGGTCGCCGACCAATCACGCAACACCAGGCGCGCGTGCGCAATATCCAAGCCATCGATCTTTAAAATTGCTTTGTTTCTATCATGCATCGCAGACATCCGTGATCCTTATTGAGCAGGGAAAAGCAAACACAATAGCTGGCTTATTCAAACAAGCATTATGGGGGTAAACTCTGCACGCAACAATCCGGCGGTATAGTTATCCGGGATTTGAGACTGACAATAAAAAACCCGCAAACTCCAAAGAATTTGCGGGTTTTCACTTACTAAGATGTCGATATGGTGCCCGAGGCCGGAATACGACAACATTAACAATCAATAACTTACTGATGTTCCGCGTATTTTTTGGGAAGATTGTTTTTAATTTCCTAAAAGATAGATCTGCTTATGCAACTATTCTAATACAAACAACAATAAGTACCCGGTTCGATTCCTTGATTTTCGCATATCGCCTGAAAAATAGTCTATCGGCTCAATTCAGGAATAGCGGGGTTTTCCCCTATGATGCACAACCATGACTGCGCATATTCCACATCTCCCCGTTCAGTCTCAACTCGCTCAAACCCTGAGAGCATCATCCTGTCACCTTCCAGCCACAATATCTGCGGTTCAAACAGCGTATATTTGGTGATCCCGCGCACAAATCTAGCCAGTTTCACGACACGATGCAGGCCTTGATCTGATGTTGTGGCAATCGACAACTCACCAAAGTGGCCTTGATTATATTGGTCAAATAAGCGGCGCTTTGGCACCGCAATGCCGTTCCGGCGCATGGGGAGGATATAGGCTTTCATGAGCACATAATACTGAATATTTAATCAGTATTATGCCTAATTAAAATAAAGGCTATCCGGATTTGAATGTGTTTCTTGATGCAAATGAGGTCAAGGATATTGCGCCGCACAACAAAAAAAATACGAATAATCAAAATAGTTATTGCATTGTTCTCATTTAAGAACTAATATTTAGTCATACCGGAAGCAATGGTGCAAACCGGTACTCTAGGAGATTCAAAATGACTACATACACCGTCAACGCAAACGGCCTCGCTCAGATCGCCAAATTCCTGCGGAACAATCACAAAAAAGGCGAGATGATTGCCGACAATGCCGACATGCTGCGCGCATGGGCACAAGATGCAGAATTCCAGTTAGGCGCAGGCAACCCCGCATCGATTGAAATCCGCAGCTATGACTCTGTGCATGGCTACGCACAAACTTTCGACATTTCAGATGAAGGGTTGGACGCTGAAGAAATTGAAATAGACGAATAATCCAACGGCGGGGCAACCCGCCAACCGAAAGAAACCATGAACCACACCACCCTCAAAGCCTGCCGAACCCTGCTGCATTACACCCAAGAGGAGGCCGCATCATTGATCGGCGGCGTTAGCACCCGAAGCTGGAGCTACTGGGAAACCGGCGAGCGCACTATCCCGCAGGATGTCATCCGGACGATGCAAAGCTTGCTGGCCTGGCGCGCCAAGGCGATTTACGAATCACACCAGGCCATCGACCACATGCGCAGCCTGGTGCCGCCAGAGGCGCGAGACACGCCGGTAGCGCTGGTCTGGTATGCGAGCATGGACGACTGGTGCAGCCTGCCGGATCGTGAGCCTATAATGTGGCGGCCGCAGCAAGCGGTCGTGTCTGAGCTGATTGCCTCGGCCAATTGCTTTGCCGTGCAATTCGACCTACCGGCGTATGCCACCTGGTTGGCCGGTCGCGCCGATAATGAGCAAATGCGCAGCCAGTGGGCTGCTAGCATATAGTTAGGAGTCAAAGCGGTGGCGGAAGAGAGTAGTGAGTTCACGTTGGCGGCTTGATCCGCAAGGTACGCAAACGAAGGTACGCAGATAGTACGCACGGAAATGATGATTCTGCGTACCTTCATTAAATAATGGGTATCCGTAATTTGCGGTTGATGGCGTTATGTTGTGCTGCGCTGCAACGCGATGCGGATACCCCACATTTACATCACCTTCTTACCGCCTGTAGCTTTTCATAAAACTCCCGCAGCCCTAATGCTTGCTCTCGCCAGGCGAGGCAGGCGGTGGCGTTGAATGCGTTTGTTTCTGCGACCTCAACAACCGAAATTCCGGAGGGTTCTCGGTCAGCGCTGGCGGCAGGTCCGGCAGGCTCACCTGTCCAGGCGGCGTTTTGCATGCGCACGAAGCCAGTGTTGATAGTGCAGCCAGCATTGTCAGCATCAGTGATGTAAATCGGCACTTGTTTTTCAATTGTTTCACCTTGCTTGTAGATTGTTTTGATGCGGTCGACATACTTCACTTGTGTTTCAATGACGACCTTCATTTGCGCCTGTGCGACCTTGACTGACTTCGCAGCTTGCGCTGATACGTAATCAATGTGGGTTTGCCCTGCGACACGCTCGCCATGCAGCATGCCTGCGCGATAGGTCGCCAGAACCAATGCCAGCACAACCATCACACGCACGTACCACGGCACAAGCTGAGTTATTGAGTCAAACATAACGCCCTCTCCTTCTGCCGACGGATGGTCAGCCCGTTGATAACCTTCCCGCCTGCTTTATTCCACAACAGCAGAGAATCGCAAGCGCCCTGCATATCACCAGCATTCGCTTTCTTCGCCATGCTGGAACCACAAAAAGCCGAGACGCCGATGTTGTATGCAGCATCAACAAACGCGATCTTCTGCCCATCAGTAAGCGGAACGTGGATGCAGGACATGACACCCTCGGCATGTCGCGCCAGATCTTTATCAAGCTGGGCTTTGCATTCGTCGTTTGTATAAGTCTTACCCCAGATCGCATTCTCAGTCGCGCCAGTGCAATACGTCAGGACGCCGCCGATATCCCGATATGTTTTATTGACAGTGCCCTCTTGCGCAGGAACCAGCAACATCAGACCGGAAGCTGCTCCTGCACCAACGATGGCGATCAGGCTTCTTTTCATTGTGCTCATTTTGGATTTATCCCCGTTTTAACTGCCTGCACTACACCCCAAATGCCGAGGCCGAGGCCGACGATCGCGCTGATTGGTTTTGCCAAGTTACCGATCCAGGACAGCACTTTGAATGCCGATTTAAAGCTGTTCAAAATATCGATCAGCTCAGATGTATTGCTCTCTGTGCGACGTGTTGATTCAGTGTTAGCATCAAGTTGCGTCTGTATATTGTCCATGCGCAATCGCAACTCTTGAATTGTTTGCGGGTGAACTTCATTTCCGAAATCGTCTTGCATCGCCTCTCCTTTAAGCGGGCGTAAAAAAGCCCGCACCGGCGGCGGCCGGGGCGGGGCATTTGATTTATATTTACTTAATCTGCTACGGTGGTTCAGTCGATTCGACTATGGTTACTGGATGACGGCGCTGATAAAGATCGAGCACCTGCTGATCAGGCTCCATTACTTCGCCTGACTGCAGCGCAGCTTCATATTCCATCGTCCTGCGAAGCAGATCATTATCGATACGCGCCTGTACCCCAGCGGCATGCGCTTCATCACACGCAGCTGAGAACAGTTGCTGCAACTCCTTTTCAGCATCAGTCAACACCCACAACCCCATTGATGCGGCCACGATTTTTCGCAGCAGAATCGCCTGCTCCTGATCTGACAAAACGGATCGCACCATGGCCTCTGTGCGCTCCGTGATATCTGCGTCTGTCCAGATGTCATTTGCCATCAGATCGATCATCGTCATTTCCTCCTGTAGATTCAACAGAACCGGATAACCAAAATAATCCTGCGCCGATCACCACCCCGAATGACAGCAGGAACCACATCAGCAAAAGGCTTGGCGGATTCGAGTCGGTTAAAAATCCAATGATCACGCATGTCGCCACGCCAGCACAAAAGCCGCCCAGATCGAATGACATCGTCTAACTCCTGACACACATAATCGAGACCCATACCGCAGCGCCCGGCGCCACAGCAAAATTGATCGTCTCGGAAAAGCCATCGAACGAGCGGGTATAGGATTTTGTCGAACCCTCGCGCTGCAGAGTGCCGGCAGAATAAACCGCTTTGGCCGTGTAGCCCTTTGGTATCACAAAAGCAGTTTGCGCAGCTACTGCATCAAACTCGATGAACTGAGGACGCTGGCCGAGTGCCCGACGCGCCGCTTCTTCGCGCCGCAGTTCATCACGTAATAGCATCGAAGGCTGATAAATCCGGCAGCCGGTGGCGCCGGCAATTAAGCGGGCGCCCTGATTACCTGATACAGATGACACTATTCCGACCGATGACGCTTCAGAATCCACGCGCAGCAAGCCACGAAACGTTGATCTCCCCCAGCTGGTGCAAACATGCAGCAGATCCGTAACATCGTCATAAGCAAGCGCTGTAACGCCAGAGGACGTTCCGTCTATCGTGCATTGCGCACCTGGCTGGAAAAGAGGTAATTCATCGGCATACATTATTGCGATCTGGTCTGCGCTAATCGAAACAGCACCGGTGCGCAGCAACGCAGTCCACCCAGCATCCCCTTGCGAACCAGATTGCATATTACCAACATGAAATTCGGCACCTGCTGCGCAGGTCATCGTATTTGCTGACGTAGCAGATGCAATCAGCATACCATTCCACCAGATCTGCACCGAGGTTCCGACCCGCTGTACGATGCACAAACCTATGCCAGCCGGTATCGTCGCGCTGGCAACCGTTGCCATCGCTGACCCTGTCCACTGCTGAAAACTCAATACCCCGCCAGCACCGGCATTCACGACGGCAAAAGAACCAGCAACCGAACCAGATCCGCGCGACATCTTGCATCCTGAATTCGTCGAATCCATCCAGAATGCGTAATAGAAATCACCGGTTCCATAATCGAGATTTGCCGAATATGGCTGCGACAGATAATTTGTACCAGCTGTGAAGCCTGAGAACTTCTGCATCGCTGCACCAGAAGCGACCGCGGACTTTGTCAGTGAACCGATGATGTTGAGTGAGGCACCTTTAACAGAACGGTCAGCGACAACTTGTTTCAGTGATACATTGTCAAATAAGATAGTCTGACCAGATGTAGCCGCAGACCCAATCGCCAGCGTTACTGTCACACTAGCCGCCGTTGCGATGAATGACACTACCTGACCTAACCCGGCGGAATTCCCCACCGTGATCGCCGTGCCGAAGCTGTACTGAACCACAGGAACATTGAACGTACCGGGAATAACATCGAACTTCAACTGATAAACCTTACCGATTACAAGCCCGGCAATCATCTGCTGCACCTGCGCATATTGCCCCGCACCAGCAGTAATTTGCAAACGCCCCGAATTCACAGAAAATGATCCACCATTCATCGGATACTGGGCCCACGACGACAAATCAGTGTCGAATCCGCCGTTTATAACCGACTCAACAGCAGAAATCACCTCTGGAACCACATCAGCTAACCATGCCCCACGAACACCACCAACTAACCAACCTGAATTGAAACTCGATTGCACAAAGGCGACCATACCAGAACTTGGATTAGCTGGATTATCTTTGAGAAGCGTCAGCCCTCCGACTGGCGACTGCTGGTTAGATGCAAGTGCACGATTTCCACCCGCATCGATGACTGTCTCCATTTTCCCATACCCAGAATTGGTGCCTATCCTCGATGGAATCGATGTTGCATCAAACAGATAATCCGACGTATTGTCATTCGCCGCAGGAATAGAGTTCTTGAAGAATGAGCTCCAGCCGACGGTCTCGCCACCTGTTGCCGCTAAACCGCCGCGCCGATTGATATATGCGGTCTTGATATAGCCCTTGTTCGTCAGCCAATTCACCACCGTCCCATCAGTACGGATAATGCTGACACCACCATTGGTTGCCACAGTAAGAATTGGAACTGGCAATCCAGTTACGGAATCATGGGCTGCATAGTCAGGGATCGATATAGTTATATCATTAACATATGAGCTGGCAATTGCAGGAGTAGTTGCTGCTGAATATTTCTCCGAAATGCCGATTACATCACTGAGAAAATCATCGACAAAAACACCAGTAGCTGATCCCGTAAATACCTTTCCATTTAATGTTGCAACACTTGTCAGAGTCTTTCCTGTGCGAGGAATGACTTTCCACATCGGGCATAATGGCTGCGTGAGGTCATAGATAACGACTCTTGCTGCTTCAACGATGATGCCCACTTGCTCTGGGAACTCCCGCACATTACCGCGCAGCGTTTCTGTCACAGCAGGCGATGCCGCGCCAAGCGCGTAAAACTTTCCATCTGTCGTATTCTGAAAATATGCCCCCGTCACTGCGCCGCTGAGCGACCATGCTGCCACTGCGGTAGCCGCTTGCCCCAGCCATGTGCCATTGATCGATTCCGTGTACCAGCTTTTACCCTGGCAGCGCTTACGCCACTGACCACCATCGGAATCTTTGCTGGTGTCATAGATGAGAGACTTCACTACCGATCCGCTGTGCATCAGCTTGCTGATCGCTGGCAGTTTTTCTGCCGGCGCCATCGATGCAGACCACGCCGCGATTGATAGATCTCTCGCAGCAACTGACTGATCTCGCGCAGATGCTGATGCAGCAGCTGACGTACCTGCTTCTGCAGCCTGACTCTGTGCTGTCTGCAAGGCGATCTGCGTTGCAGCAAGGTTGTTGTCCGTCGCGGTTTTGTTTAATACTACTTGTGATGCTGTCAGCGCGACAGCATCGCGATCAGCGGCAGTAGCATCGGCTTTCTGCGTTGCCAGCGCGGCCTGCTCAGTAGCTATAGCCGACTTTTCTGTCGCGATACCTGCCTGCTGGGTAGCAGTTGCAGCGGAAGTAGCCGCAGCGGTTGCATTCGCATCTGACTGCGTTTTATTCTGTGCGACCTGCTGCGCTTGGGCGGAAACTGACTGAGCGGAAGCATCTGCCGCTTGACGATCTGTCGCAGTTTGCTGCGCATCAGAGTGAACCTGATTTGCCAGATCTATATACGCTTGGGTCAGACTACCAGGAATACCCTGATCCCCTTTTACACCTTGGTCACCCTTATCCCCCTTATCACCTTTCCACAGACGTTGTATATTAAGCGTGATCTCTGGGTCATTGTCTAATATGACGGCTGGCCTCAATGAGACTGACGAAATTGTGATGCTCATAATGTCTGCCCTTTTTCCACTCTGATGAGAAATGTATCGGTTGAAATTGTGCGGCCCTCAGCATCACTTAATTTCAGATCGCACAGCAATGGCTCAACCGGCCAAGTTGATGATATCTGCGCTGACTTCATATGAAATTGCGCCGTTGTCACATCGACCCACGCTACAATCAGAGATTCAACAAGCGCACCATTACTACGTCGGACCTGTGATGCGACACTCCATCCAGATAAGTCTGGAGCAGCACCGGCAGCATCTTTAAACTGACCAAAATACTCAAATGTTTCGTTATTTTTAATGTTGATCACTTCCATTATTCAACCTATTTATTCGTAAAAAATCCCGCGCCGGCAGCTGACTTGAGCGGGTTTGTGGGTGGATATGGATGGCTTAACTACAAGCTGGCGGCGGTGATAAATAACTGATCAATCTGTTCTGGCGTCAGCGACAATGCTTGTCCGATCTTGATCAAAAAAGCGTCGTAGCGCTGAAACTCTGTTGAATCGCCCCATGCGATCTGCGTTAGACGGCGCTCTGTTTCATCTGGGATCGCGGCAATGACAGGCTGAACCTGATCAAGCAAGCCCGCCAGCAGCAAAGCCTGCCGTGCCTGACGACGCGTAACAATCGCGGGCGATGACGGAGCAGAGAAACTGATAAATTCTTTCATATCACTTCACCTTTACGTATCCGTAATTTACGCGCGACGGGACACCGTTAAGGCTTGCTGTCGGCATGAAAAATGGTGCAGCCGAGCCAACGTATTCCGATGAGGAATACCAGTTTGTCGCATAAATCATTTTGTTTTGTGCTGTGCCGGTGCCGTTCTGCAGGAAGATCAATCCAGTACCAACTGGAAGACAACTCAGTCCGATATTCGGCCCAACAATAGAATTAGGAATGATCTGGCGCGTGGTGATCTTCTGGAAATCAGTCGTATAAGCAAACTGCAATGCACCATTTCCTGTGCCAGTACCGATGATGAAGCGGGTACCATCAAACATGAGACTTTGCTCATTGATCAGTGAATAGCTTGCGACGTTGGTTGACGAAACTGGATACATACCAGGCAGCGGAATTTCTGTCCAGCTTCCAGTTGCCCCGGTCGCCGATGTATAGACTGAATTTACCGTCGCACCGACAAACATGCCGAGACCAGCGGACAAACTGACAAATGCGGCCGGCAATGTGACAGACTCCCATGCGCTGCCATCTGCAGCCGTTGAGCGTATTGCTGTCGTCGACCCGACAGAGCAAATCAGCCAGCGATTTGCGCCGAGCGATGGCAAATTAAGAATAATAGGAACGCCAGCGAACGTCGTCGTCGGAATCGTTTTTGTCGTGAGCGTAACTCCATCAACTGTTGTTACGACTTGTGTCGTCGATGAAGAACCACCAGTCATGACAGATGTTGTGCCGTCACTTTTAATACGCACACCAACGCCGAAATTGTCGGCAACGGTAACTGTCCCGCCAGCTGTGAACGCGGCACCACTTGTCGAATACGATGTCCGGATTGTTGTTGTATTTTGACCGCCTGCAACAATAAACTTCGTCCCGGTCCAGTCCGCAGAATAAGCTGGCATTGCCCCGCCCAAATTATGCGGAACTAACGACCAGGTCGCACCGTAATTTGTAGATACCAGCACATTCGTCACATCGTTGTAGCACACAACGATCGTGCCGCTGCCGTTGTGCGCATAACCGGTGATTTTTGAAAATGATCCCGGTAGCGTAACGATGCCTGCACCGTGTACCATCAGCGATTCTACCTTAGCTGCCAGAGGATAATTGCTGGCTAGCCTGACTGTACCGCTGCGCAGAAGCTCGTCGCCAGTGATACGTTTATAGACAGACCCGCTATCAGGAATATATTCAGCATCACCGATTTGCGAGCTACCACCGCCGATAAACTGTTCCAGATTACTCATATATTCAACCACCCTTTCGTACTATCGACGTATAACAATTTTCCGGACATACCTTTTTTCGTGACATCCATCGTTTCTGCCAGACCTTCGATTTTGTTTGCACCGGCATCAAAGGTGACAGCGTTGCTTGAGAAGTTACGGGCGTAATCAATGTATTCAACCGTTGTCTTTCCCGCGACCAGCCCAACCGTTGGCAAGGAAATCGTGACCTTGTTTGCAGTGGTATCGACCAGCAATTTTTCGTAAGGCTTGGCGGCGTATGTCGATGCTGAAATTGGCTTCCATGCAGCTGGCGTGCTGAGATTCGCCCAGTTAGCGGAATCAGCCGCCGGATCGGTATTACGTACACCGGCATTGATGCATCGGTAGTTTTGATAATCCGTCGGCGACCAGACGCACTGGCCTTCGGTAAAGGTGCCAGCCGCCCATTTGGTGACGTTGATCGATAATCCAGCAGCTGCAGCGCTGGCAGCGGCCTCTAATGCTGATTGCTGTGCTGATGTCAGCACATCCTGACAATCACCCAGCACTTCAACAGTGAGCACAGAGTTTTGATATGTCGCAGAATTGGCCGCATTGATCTGCGCGACCATATCCGGCAACTGACCGAATAACGCATCGCCGCGCGCATCAAAATTATCGGGATCTGCTGTATTTGGCGGAGTGCCAAGCGAATCAATTACTGGCGGAATAACAGGTACTGTCATTTATATTTCCTCGACGCCCAGGCTGACTCTGGACAATGGGGTTGCATGGGAGATTGAAAATTTGTTATATGCACCGCAGATAAGAAAAGCATTAAACATGGGGTTATCTGGGTTATGAACACCTACCCAGATCAGCGGCTTGCCGGCATGCTTTTCACGGAAATCAATTAACCGGCTTACGCGTGATTGAGGAACCAGCAATACCTGATCTGTTTTTGGCACGTTAGGAATCGATTTCAGCGATGCATTTCCAAAGTCATCACGCTCGACTGGGGAGAAGTTGAGTACATCGTTATCCGCACCGTTTTCCATATCACCGAGAAATTCTTTAACACCGATACCGATACCGCCGCATTTGACATAGCCCTTGTTGCTGGAAATCGTGATTTCAATCCTAGCATTCGTAATCATAGGAAGATCAAACAGCACAAGGTTTGGCTTGGTCACAAATTCACCAAGCAGGTAATCTGTCCATGTCAATGTGCGCCGGGCATTCAAATTGAATGAACGAGTCTGAATAACTTCGCCGCCGACTGTTATGACAAGGTCTATCTGCCTTGCATCCATTTTTAAAAATGCCATTGAATTGATACGTCGCCCCGGCTCAATAACAACAACCAGCGGCGAAGTGGCGATAGTTTGCGTGTTACGGTACAGATCAAACATCGCCTGTTTATTCGACACGCCATCAACAAACCAGTGATCAGGATCATTGTCTGGCGTTGTCGAGCTGGTGACGTCAGCAGAGCATTCGTATAAAACACCGTTATATGTGCGCCGAGCACCCAATGCATGTGACCCGCTTGCCCATGCGACCTCTGCAGCAAAGCCAGCAGCCGGAACTGCAGCGCTGGGCTCAGAAACAGAACTGCTGATGATAGTGGGTTGAATAGGAGGAATTGCGTACATCAGATCGCCTCGATTTTCATTGCACGGCCCCCGCGGGTTACCTGCTGGAAGTCATCTTTCAATTTGCGGGTATTTTTTTCTGTGTCGCTAAAATTGATGCGCATAGACTCAACTTTCTGATTCAAGGTTTGCACCTCAGAAAGCAACGCAGCAACCAGCTCATCATTACCACCAAGAATAGATTTCGTCTGGCCGGCATTGAATATGCGTGCTGCACCGGTGTTAATAATCTCTGGGCCGCGCTCACCGACCAAAGCAATGCCACCGGCATGATCGCCACCACCAGCAAACGCTGGTAACTTGGTGCCTTTTGTTTCGGAAATGATGCGCATGGTTTCAGTAAGACTGGCTGCGATGCGCGCCCGTTCACGATTAATTTCAAGTTGTGAGCTGGCTTGCGATGTGAGTATCGTCAGCAGGTTTTGCGATAGGGTCGGCAATAGCTTTGCAGCATCCTGATCACCTGCGCGCGCCTGTGCTGTTGACACTGCGAATTGCGCTCTGAGGCTGGAAGATGATGCTGAGCCATTGTTCATCAATGCCCGGATGCGTTGTACCTCGGCATAAATAGAATCAGAGACTGACTGCCAGGCGGCAACGATTTGCTGTGCAGCGCTGGCGGCTGCCTGCGCGGCACTTGCCATTTCCTGCGCTGCCTGAATCGCTTTTTTCTCTGCTTCCTGACGATCTTCTTCTGCCCATATTTTTTGCTGGAGTGCGCGATTTGCTGGGTCAATTTGCTCTAACTCACGGCGGCGAAGCTCTTCAGAATCACCGATCAGGGTCAGCCAGCGCGTTTGCAAGCTGTAATTCTGATCAGCGATGGCTTTGGCTGAGGCGGCAGCTTTATCTGCGGCAGCAGCTTCATCCTGCAACGCCCAGATATGCTCTTTCAATGCACGGTTGGCCGGATCAATCTGCTGCAATTCACGCTGACGAATTTCAGCAGAACTTCCAGTCAGCTGGAGCAGCTGGTTTTCAAGATCTGCACGCTGACTGCTGATTCTCTGCTCGTCTTGTAGTGCATACAGGCGGTCATATAAAGCCTTTGTGCTGGCATCAACCCCAGCTGTTTCAAGGGCGCGCTGCTGCTCAAGCGTCATCGATGATTTGAGCAATTCATCGATCTTGTCCTGAATGGATTTGTTCGTATTTTTGAGCGCCTCTTCAAGCCCCCCGGTGTAATCAGCTACTGCTTTGAACTGCGGCGCAATGGCGATCAGTTGAGCATAGAGCTTGGCGCCAGATTCTGTACTCAGATCCAGACCTTGAATGTACGTTTTAAATGCATCCGACGTCTTAATACTGGATAACCCAAGATCGCCCATTGCTTTTGCAACAGAATCAATCACTGGCTGCATTTTTTCAGCTTCAGTGAAGAAATTTTGCGCAAAATAGGATGTGGCTGTGCTGAATTTATCTAAGCCGCCTGTCAGCTGGATCAACCGGTCTTTTGCTGTAACCAGCTCAACGTTGGGTAAGTCGTATGGCAGCTTGGTCGTTGCATCAACGCCTGTCGTTGAAAATTTCAGTTTCAGATCAGCAATTGCTTTATCGACTGTCTTTGTTTCATTGAACAAGCGAGTCAATGTGGTTGATGCATCCTCGCCCGCTAACGTCAATGCTGAGAATGGGCCGATCAGATCAGCGGCTATTTTGTTGCCGACATCGGTGAACATTTTGACGATGTTGGCTTGAGTCTCTTCTGCCGTTTTACCAATGGCAAATGCAATTTCATCAGTACGCCCGGCGATGCTATCTGCATTCAGACCGAGCGCCTTTGCGTAATCGGCAGTGGATGTCTTTAACGCGGTGTAGCTGTCAGTCAGGGCCTTTAGCAAGGCTTTGTCACTGGCAAGGGATGCAGTATCGGTATAACCAACACCATCAGCAACAGCGACCGAATCTTTTAACCCATAGGACCAGGTGCCAGAACGGTCACTCCGCAGCCAGCCACCCTGCTGGCTCCAATTGACGTTACGGAAAAGATTATCAGTCCCCAATGTACCCGTGACGTTAGAGCCATTGATTTGCTTTTCCCCCATGCCGAAGGTACGGTTAGCAAGCCCGCCTATCATGCCACCAATTGCAGCACCGACAGGACCGCCAATAAGGGCACCGGCGATCGTACCCACATTTACGATAGCGTTACCATGATCGCCAATTGAATACCCACCTGAAATCGCGCGGCCACCATAGACACCTGCAGATAGTCCGGCGAGATATGAACTCGCCGTTCCTAATGCCTGACCAAATACTGTCAATGATTGCGTGCCCGCCTGAGTTGCAATTAATTGTGCTTCTTGCGCTGTTGCACCATTTGCTAATGCTGCAGAAAATGCCTCCATATCCATCGTTGCAGCATTACCCAGACCGATATACTGACCAAAGCCTGATGTTGCAAAATTTTCATAGCCAGCAGTTATACTGCTAAAGCCGCTGGAAAAGCCGTTATAGATTGCACGACCAACAGAAAAAAGAGTTGATGCTGACCCAAAAATGCTGCCACCATCACCTGTGGCCGCACTGGCAGCAGATGACATCATGCTGCCTGTAATGGATGCACCGATATTGATGATCCATTTCTTCACGGTCATTTGATATAGCAGATCAAGCAACCCTGATTTAAGGGAATCTTTCAGTCGGTCGAATACTTTTTTCCCGCCTTCGCCGATATTGATGAAGGCATCATGCGCTGCGGAATCGATGGACTTCCACATCTCTTTTTGCGCTTCGAGCTGCGGCTTGATGCTTTGGTTGGCGTACCAGGTATCAAACTCTGTTTGCAGACGCTTTTGCGCCTCGGTGCCATCGCCGGCGAGCTGGATACGCTCGCGCCATTTGTCAGCATCGATTGCCAGGATCGCTTTTGCGCGCTCTTTTTCATCAATAATGTATTCTGTGCTGAATTTCAGATTTTCTTCACGAAGCTGATTTGCACCTTCAAGTGCCTGACGTTCGCCCATGATGGCGGCGATATTAGCTTTGCGCGTCATGGCTTCGAGTTGGATTTTGGCAATTTCGTCTGGCATCAATGCGATGTGATCTGCTTTTGCCTTGGCCAATGACTCGCGTACTTCTGCATCAATTTTTAATTGCGCAGACTGAATTTTTCTGGCCTCAGATGATTTTCCGAATAGCTGCAACTCCTCCACAAGCAAATCTTGCTCTGCCAAGGTGGCATTTTTCCATTTCGATAGCTGCTCATCGACGTATCGAGTCGAGACTAATGCATATTCAGACAGGGCATTTTGTGCATTTTTGATGATCGCTTTTCGCTTTTCCTCGATCACTTGCAATTCGCCCAGGTAGCGCTGGCGCTCTGATAAATCGGCTTTACCTGCAGCAATAGCAGCCTGCTTTTGTACAAGTGCTTTTTCCTGATCGAGGTCTTTTAACTGCAGATCGCGCTTACCAATGACATAATCAGCATCACTGATTAATGCTTGCTTATGGTGGCTTTCGATATCGGCCAGACTTCCAGCGAGGATTTCTTTTTCAACCCGGCGCGCCGCTTCCAGTGAGGCGATATTGGAATTATTGAGATCGGCATATTTACGTGAAATTGCGGCCAGACGATCTGTTATCTCAGGGCCATCCGTACCGGCACCATTGACTTTCACCTGCAAACCCGCAGCTTTGGCAGTGTTTCTGGCAGCAGCGATCTCTTTTTCCATTTGCTGCCGCTTAGTGAGATATTGGTTCCCTTCTTCCAACCACTTCACATAATTCTGATTTTTTTCATTTTCATTTGCCTGCGCTTTTGCGGCATCTGTTGTCGCTTTCTCTTTGCTACGGATCTGATTGATCTCTTTTTCATTATCAACAAGTCGCTCTTTGAGGTTATTGACCTTTGCCGTATCACCTGATGCAGCGGCATCCTTTATGCGCCGCTCGAGACTTTCACGCTGCGCCAACAAATCATTGATCTTTTCCATGTTGCCTTTTTCGCGGCCAACATTGAGAGCAGCATCAATCGCGCCCATCGTCATTTTTTTAATACGCTCCCAGCCGCGCTCCCAATCAGTCAGGCTATCAAGCACGGCATAACGCTGCTTCGCAATGGCATCGGCATAGGCATTTTGCGCAATGTTTGCAGCTTCTGATTTTTTGCCCTGCTGCTCCAACGCCATTACTGTCTTATAGACCTCGCCAGTCACAAAACCATATTGCTCTGAGAGTTTTCCCAACGTTTGCAAAGGGCTTTTTCCAAGCTCTGCAAACTGCGCGACTGTATCGGCAATACTCACGCCCATTGTGCGCTGGGCATCCACGGCAACGTTGCTGAATTTTTGCAGATTATCGGCAGAGACCTTACCTGTCGACACCAATGCAGTGAGCGTTTCTGCTGCGAGACCCTTAGTATCGCCCGTTGCGCGGGAAATAGATGAAGCCATATCTGCAAGCTGCTGCGCTGTTGTACCGGCCTGATTACCGGTCATGATGATGGCTTTGTTATAGGCGGTCGCCTCTTTTGCGCCTTCGTTATAGGCATAGGCAAGACCAGCAGCAGCCACGGCAGCAACGGTATAGGGATTTGCCAGCCCGGCAATATAGCCAGCCAGAGCTTTTGCGGCATTACCAGCACCACCAAAGGAGTCTTTGATCTGGCCACCTTGCTGCAAGAGCACTGTGAGCGGTTTTTGCCCCCCTTGCAAACTGGTGATGATATCGGTGAATTGCGCTGGCAACTGGCGCATGGCAGCTGCTGTCTGCGCTGCGCTGACTGCTGCTGTTTTCTGAGATTCCTCTACTTTTTTCAGCGCATCAAGATACGATTGAATAGAACTGGTTGGCACGCCACGCTGGTTGGCCAGAATTTCATAGTATTTGGAGCCGACCTTGCCGCCCGCCTCCATTTGCACTGTGGTGCGTTGAATACTATTGATGATGCTTTTTGTAGAGCGATCGACATTGGCAGAGGCATCGGCACTGCCTTTTCCGATACCATCGATGGCTTTGCCTGATTCCTGACCAGACTTGACGATCTCTGCGGTTGCTTTCCTGGTGACACTTTTGAGGTCATCGAGACCTTTTTTAGCACCAGATGCATCAACCTCTACGGCAACACGTATTTTTTTATTCGTATCTGACATCAGGATTAACCCTTTTTCATTTCTTCCAGAGCGGCAAGCTCCATGACGCGGATGTCGTCAAACATCTGCGTCCATTCTTCTTTTGATGATGTGATGCGGTCAAGAAATGAAAAAAGGACTAAATAATTTAGCCCTTGCGCACCATTCATTCCTGCATTCCACTGCGTACCGAGCTTGATGAAGAGATCGACGACCGGCCAACATTCAGGCCACACCTCTACGGGCTCGGTCTCGTAATCTTCAGCAGAAAAGCCCGCTGCGATTTCAAGGGGCTTTTCATAGATGGCGGCCGCAGTGGCTTTTAGTTTCCCAGACGGCCTTCTGTGCAAGCCTCTCGATAGGCAGTCATGATTGCGACCACCGATGCCGGAATTTCGTCTGCCAGCTGGACGAGAGATGCAACACTGAGATCAATATCGAGATCCCAGGCATCGACTGTCTTTTCCAGGTGAATGGCATTTTTTTCGCAGGACTGACCAAAGAGCTTTTGGAAGTCATGCTCCTGATCCAGATCGGAAGCGACTGGTGCCGGCTCTTCTGATGGTTTATCGATTCCATAGACTTCATTGAGAAATTCGCCAAACTGTTGGCGGGTTCTGTATTTGAATGTGACATTGATGACCCCCTCTGTGCCATCAGGCATCGGGAACTTCACTGCCACCGGAGCAAATGTTTTTGGCGTTTTGCCGAGAATGATTTTTGACATAGTTTTCTTTCGCGAGAGTAAAAATGCCTGTGCTTGCCCGATGCTCCCCGCGAAAGGAAGACATCAGGCAAGTCAGTGCTGGTTAGTGGCGCAAGGCCAAATCAGGAGGCGTAACGAGTGAGGCGGTTGTTGCCGTTGAATGAAACTGAGACGCGGTTAATCTGACCGTCTTGCAGCTTGACGGCTTCATTGAGTGCGACTGTGCATGGCTGGAAAATGAGGGATCCGGAGCGGGACAGCATTTTCAGGCAGGTATCGGTCTGGACTTCTGTCAGCGATTTCAATGCTGCATAACCGAGCGTGGAGACGGCATCAGCATCAAGCTCCATGGTGTAAGACGTTGCTGCAAAGCCGTCATTGATGGAGTTTTCAACGTCTGACTCTGTGTATTTGTAGGTGACGTTTTTAGGATCACCACCACTGGACTGCGGGTTCATTACCTGCGTGATTTGCTGGAAGGTATTGATTTTGCGCACAGAACCAATGCCGGTTCCAACTGGGTAGAACGATGTGCTGGTGGTATCGGCACCTTCTAATACGAAGGTGTTGGTAGCAACAGATTTGATGCGGAAGTTGCGCTTATGCAAGCGCCCCCAGCCGCTGGTAATTTCAACCACATCACCATTTGCGAATCCGTGCGACGCCGCGGTAACGGTTGGCTCAACGCCATTTGTGACTTGAGATGTGACGACTGGCGCACTGTACGCTGATGCGATATAAAACGTCGTGCCGGTTGGGACTTGTGCCATGTTTATTTCCTTTGGACGAAAAAAAACCGCCTTTCAGCGGTGGTTGCGCCCTTTCCGGGCATAAAAAAACCGCCCGGAGGCGGTTGCTTAATTTTTTGTTTTACGACTATCGGTCAGACCAGATATTGAAATCCTGCGATGCTCCAAAGATATTCATATCCTCATCGTAATCTGATCTTGGCGCACTTTCGATCGTGACTTGCAAGGCTGACGATGCAATCAATGTTGATTCAATTTGCTTTGCAATGAACTTGGCAGCGAGCCGGCTATCTGCCCATACGTTGATCTGAAAGATGCTATTTTCTTTGTTTGTTAATGCCTGCTCGACATAAGTAGGAACATCGCCGCCGATCTGCTGAAAGGTGATATACGGCCGAGGCGTGGCGACATCGGCAACATCGGGAAAGACGCGCCCGGATACCAAATCCTTCAGCAGTGAGTAAATCTGCTCTTCAACTGTCATTGCACGTTAATCCGTTTAAAGAATTCTGCTTCTGCCGCGGTAAATGCTTCGTCTGCCTTTTCTGCTGCAGGCCGCATGAACGGGCTTGCAGCAATTTGCTTGGGGCCGCCCTGGCGCAGGACGTAGTACGCATCTTTTTCAGCCTGAGATGCGCCACGGCGTGGCTTTGGCTTTCCCTTTGCACTGGGGCGCACTCTGGTATGCCATTGCCCATCTTTTCCTACATAGACGGCATAACGCTGAATATGACCGAATTCAACCAGATAGGCATGTGGCGCCCGGCGGCTGTTCCAGCTGACGTTATAGACTGCGTGGCCAGCAGCGCTGGCATTGGCATCAAACGCCTGATAAATGGATGCAGCCAAGTTGCCTGTTTTACGCTTGATTGCGCCCGCATTTTGCTTTGCCTGGCGATAGATAACATCGGCCCCGGCTTGTGCCGCTGGCCTGACAGCATGTTCTACGCCCTCGCCCAACTCTTGAATGAGATCATTGAGATCAGACATGTCAACACTGACTGTTGTCGTCATTTAACGACCTCGCAGACGAGATCAATATGATCGTTGGCCTCTTCATCTGGTAAGACTGCTTTGATGTCGTAGACGGTATTACCATGAATGACGCGCATACCTGCATCGATACCTGAACGCCGACGAATGCGGATCGAGGCTTTAACGAGGCTGGACTCTGCACCGCCACGGATGGCCGCAGAACCACTCTGGTTACGAATGTTCGCCCAGACTTTAGCCACATCAACCCATGTATTCATGGTCTGACCAATGGTGTCTGGCTGCGTGCTTTTCTTTTTGATCTGCACGCGTTTATCTAATGAACCGGCTTGCATCACATCACCCATACGCGGTAGCGATCGAGCAGACTGTCTGCCATACCCAGCGTGAAGACTTGTTTGTCAGTGACCAGCTCACGGTTTTTATAGAGCGCGCCGACCATGAGTTTGATCCAGCTTTTGATAGGCCCCGGGACACTTCCTGCATCTTCATAACCGCAACTGAAAATAACGCTGACGGAACCGACCTGCGCCGACACTGACGGCCAGATGGCATTCCATGCTGGAACAACAGCCGCAGTGTAGTCACTACCAATGATGAGGCGATATGCAGATGGAGGAAGTGTCTGGGTATCACCGTTCCCATCTACATAAGTAATGGAATCAATCCCCGTAACCGTTGGCCGCTGTAAGACGATGACGCCGGGATGAAAACTACACTCTGATACCTGCCATTTTTGCGGCATTATTGCACGCCCCATCAAATGCTCACATGCTGCTGTCGCGGCATCGATGAGACTGATAATCATCAAATCCTCATCATCTATATCGACACGCAGATGCAGTTTTGCTTCAGCCAATGTGATTGGCTGAGCCGTTGGCGGGGTATGCAGGCGCAGGGACATGGTTATTTTTCTGCTGTGAGTGATTCTGCATAAGCGACTGCCTCTGGCGCCGCATCGACAATGCCATGCTGTTGCGCCAGATCGGCGGACTCTGTGTCCAGAACGACAACATCATTGACCTTGCCAAAGTGACAGTCGACCAGCACGCGCACTTTTACGTGCACTGCTTGTGCCTGTGCTGCTGCTTCTGCCCGTGCCACTTCTTCTGCCTGTGCCGCTGCTTCTGGCAGCAGATCATCAGCGCTTTTTCCGTTTTTTTCCTGTTTCGACATTTTCGCTATCCTTTAATAAGAATGGCCCACGAAACATCACGGGCCATTACAGGGTCAATTTTCTCTGTCAGACAGATCGATTACGTTGCAGAGTTGGCGTAATACTTGACTGCTGAGGTATCAAGCAAATTACCGCCTGTCCTCTGCCAGCCACAGAAGCCAACCTGTCCATTGAGAGCAAACGCTGAATCGTCGAAGCGGCGGATGTCCGTTCCAAATACATCACGAATGACATACTGACTCAGATCACCGAACAGGATAGATTTCGCATTCGCTGCCATCACCGGTACGTCATCATTGATATTGATAGGCTTACCCATCAACAAATCAGGCGCATCCTGCGTGATACCAAACTCATAGCCGGGCGTGAAGATTGGACGACCTTGGGTATCTTTGATTTTACGAATCACTTTGACCGAGCTATCTGCCATGCACCATGATGCTTTGGTGCGGTATGCACGGTTGACGCTGTAGAACAAATCGGCAAGATCATCATAAATAACACTCAATGTCTGACCCGTTGTACCCGTCTTACCTGCGGATGCACGCGTGACAATACCGAATGGCTGAGAGGTACCAGTACCGACGGTGTAATGCTGGTTGGTGATACGCCCCAATCGCTGTGCCAGGCGATTAATCACAAATGAGACTACGTCGATATTGCTATCGGAGATCAACTCCCATGGCAATGCGATTTTTTTGGAGCTGTACTTATAGACAACGAGCGGAACCTGCGTAAATGTCACGTCGGCACCGTTTGCAGAAGCATTTTGGCCAACGATCTCACCGACCTCGCTGGTACCATCTGATCCGGGATAATTCCAATCGTTACCGCTTGTTGTCGGCAAGATTTGTGCTACTTCACGCATGCCGCCGAATGCTTTTAACGCATCAATGACCATAGCCGCAACCGTAGTTGGAACGGTATATCCGCCCTCGGTTCCTGTTGTCGTTGACATGGCGTTACGGATCGCTTGCGCTTGTTCTGCACTGACGTTCGTACCATTTCGCAAATACAGCGCAACAATGTCTTTTTCACTGGCGAGAGCACCACCGGATTTAGATGCTTGCGCAACTGCATCTTCAAAATTCGCTTCACGATCTGCAGCGATCAGACGTTCGTGCGCAGAGATTTGAGACTTCAACAACTCAGCTTCATCGATTAAGTTGTCGAACTTTAACTGGTCTTCTTTTGACCAGGTAGCAGAACCTTTTTCTGCCAACAAGTGGTTTGCTGCTTTGCTGGAGGCTGCGAGGCGCTCCCGGAGGGCTTGAATGCTCATAGTAACCTTTCAAAGTTATGAGACGGACATAAAAAAAGCCGCCCGAAGGCGGCTTGTTGCTCTTTACGCGGGAGACGCGTCAGATTTGGGTTTCAAATAAACGGAGGCGGTTTTTGTTCATTTGGATTTGTTGTGCAGCGAGAGCGTTGAGATCTGGCTGCGGCGGCTCTGCAGGCTTAGGGGCATTGGCATAGGCAGAGAGATTCCAACGTGCAGCGGCCTGTTCACCCTTTGTATTTGGGTCAATGGAATCGATGAATCCGGCATCTTTAGCTTCTGCCGCTGTGAACCATGTTTCTGCGTCCATCCAAGCTGATACCTGTTCAGCAGTAGCGCCTGTTTTCTTCTGATAATCGGCAGAGATTGTGCCGTCTATTTTCTCGAGTAGATCTGCTGTTTTGCGCAACTCTGAACGGTCACCCATTGCCAATGTCCATGAGTTATGGATCATGAAAAGCCCGCCATCTGTCATGTGAACTTCATTAGCCGCCAGCGCGAGATAAGTCGCTGCACTCGCCGCAATACCATCAATATGACTGATCACAGTGCCTTTATACGAGACGATGGCAGACGCCATTGCACGCGCTTCAAAGACATCACCACCAGGCGAGTTAATGTGTAAGTGAACTGTTTTTTCACCAGCATCTGCGAGAGATTTAATAAGATCAGCTGCATTTGCCCCCCAATAACTATCAATCACGTCATTGATATATATGTGTGCTTCTGACCCGGTCATTTCCATTCTGATAGAATTTTCTTTTCCCTGGGCATTGTCTTTGACCAGTTGCAGCAATTTGTTGATTTTCATGCTGGCACTTTCGTATTTTGGTTGTTGGATGCGGAAGCTTTAAAGAGTTTGTTGCTTTCCGGGGAGTTATCCGGAGGAAGATTTTTAAGGCGACGGACTTCATTGACTGTCATCCACCCGTCGCCGCTGCCGGGGCCACCTAGCGCTGCGCGGAAGGCTTCTGATTGCGCTTTGCTGTCGCCACGCAAGAGCGCATCCAGATCGAATTCGACGAAGGGGCCGGCATTGCGAAATAGCTTGCGGTTGAGCTCTTCTGTCCAGCGAACAAGGTGCGGCTTCACAGTGAATTTGACGAAACCAAGGGTGATTTGCTCGATACCAGTGCCCCAGCTTGAGGTTTTTTCGTTTTCACCGATCAACACTGGAGGTACACCCATCGCTTGACAGATGTCTTCACGCTCAAACCGGCGCGATTCAAGCAACTGCATGTCCACAGGGCTGATGCTTAATTCGTGTACCTGAGCACCTTCTGTTAAAACAAGGGGGAGTTTTCTTGAGGCTGTACCAGAGTAAGTTTCGACAAAACTGTTGCGTAAAGTCTTTTGAGCATCTGGCGACATTTTGTTGGCGTAACCAATGGCGATTTGTGGCATTGCGCCTTCGCCGATACTCTTACCAGCATAGTCGGATGCGGCGAGCGAGTTGCTGATAGCATTGCGGGCAGCATACTGGATCATGCTAAGGGAGCGTAGACCATCAAAACCGAAGCCGGTGAAGTGGAGCATATCGTCCTGGTCGATGGTATAACTCTTGCCTGTTGCGATGTCAGCGATGTCATACACCAAGCGATCACCGAGACGGCGCGCGTAAACGGCGTCTGGATGATGAACCTTGAAACCGATGATGCTACCGTAACTGGAGACGGCTTTGCTTCTGACGATTTCTGTATGTTGATCACCGCGTAAGGCAACACATTTGATGATCCATTCTTTCCAACTGGCTGCAGTCCAGGCAGCAGATGGGGTTTCATTCAGGAGATACCAGAGATCACCGCGTGGTAGCTGGCGACGTTCATCAACGCCGTTCATTCGGTAATGCTCAATAGGCAGCTGAGAAATTGCACCACCAAGTTTTGTCAGACAGGCATAAACAGTACTGACACGCATTGCACTGACATCTGTTACCGGATACCCCGATGTACTACCTATGGGCGCAAAGAGTTCGCGCATGCCTTCGCTATCTGAGCTTTTGACCAGTGCAACGTTGTTGATGCGAGATTCTGCGCCTCGCGCACGAACGAAGTCCCGCAGCACTTTTGATTCATATTGCTTTGCTTCGAGATTGAGTGTTGTCATGGTTAATTCAGGTTCACGAAGCCTTGCGAGACTTCATCATCAGTAAATAACAGTGCCCGCCCCATGCCGATGAGCATGGCGACTGGCGCGTCAATTTTTTCTGCTGGTCTTTCTTTTGTCGGGTGCTTTAGCCCTGAAAACTTGGATTCGCGCATGACGACGTTGCCGATCATCCATTCGACGGCAGAGTTGCCGTCATGGACGAGATCGCCGGTGAGCACGAGATTTTCGATTTCGATGATCGGCAGGGTGAAATGGCTGCTGGTCTGGGATATTTCGACCATGGGCAGGCCATCTTCTGCCAGTTTCGTGACGAAATAGGCTGCAAATTTGGGGTCGTACGGGACTTCTTTGACGTCGAATTGCTGTTTAAAACTGAGCAAGTCTTGTCGGATTACATCAAAATCGGTGGCATTACCGGGTGTGACGATGAGTTCGCCGCGTTGTTCGTAGCGCCGGTAGTGCTGGTTTTCTGGCTTACTGACTTCATATTCGTTGAGGTAGAGCCGGAAAAACACGTGCCATTTTTTGCCACGTTTGAAAATAATCGATATTGCAGCGATGTCGCTTTTTTCTGCCAGGTCAATCGCTATCCAGCATTCTTCGCCAGCGAAGTCGGCGATGTTTTGCGAGGCATCGCCACATTTTCGCCAGTCGCCAACGGGTATCCATGACTGTCCACCGGAGAGCCAGATGTTGAGCCGCTTGGTTTTAAAATTGGGCTGCTCGCTTGGTTGCGTTACTGCGCGTTTGCATGCATCGCGCATGCCATCTTCGTACACTGATACGCCGAGATTTGGGTTTGCTTTTGCCCATTCGATGGGGTCTTGCCACTTCTCAGGATCATCGACGGTGTAGATGATGGCAAGGAATTCATCATCAAACACGGTTTGTTCGAGCACTTTTTTTGCATAGCAGTGCTGCTCATACCCAAAGCTGGAGAGGTCGAATCCGGCAGTGGTGATTTCCCACATAAGGGGCTGACGTCTGGCGCCTTGCCCTGATTTGATCACGTCGTAGATGGTGCGATCTGGGTGGGCATGGACTTCATCAAGGATGGATCCGTGCGGGTTAAGGCCATCCATTGATTTTGAATCGCGCCCCAGTGGGACAAATTTATCGGCTTTTCCTCTAACGAATAATTCTGAGCGGCGTTCGCTGATATGTCTGCGTAGCAATGGGCTGGCATTAACCATGCGAACGGCTTCATCATGGGTGATTTTTGCCTGCTCCATTTTTGTGGCGGCGGTATAAACTTCAGCGCCGCCTTCGCCATCAAAGAAAAACAGGTAGAGGCCAACTCCTGATAGCTTGGTACTTTTCCCGTTTTTACGGGGCACTTCTTCCCACACCTCACGAAAGCGTCTGGTGCCATCGGCGCGCATCCAGCCAAAGGCGAGCGCAACCCAAAACTGTTGCCACGGCGATGGGATGAATGCTTGCCCAGCCCACTCGCCTTTGCTATGGCGTAAAAACAGGAATGATTCGAGTGCATGCTGGGCGTGCGCCTCTGAAAACCATAGCCCTCGTTCATGGCCTGTTTGCATGTCGCGGTAGTGGCGCTCTACTCCAAGCCTAGTCCACTTGCACACTGGTATTTCACCAGCAATGACGGCGCGGCCGTATGCATCCAAGTCAAATGTTTGCTGGGGTTGTAAGGCGAGCGCTGACATTTTATTTTTTGACGACGCGCATTCCCATCGCGGTTTTTTGCGCGCGGAAGGTCTCTACGGGATCATCGAATAATTTGCCCTGCAAGCCATCTGCAATTTTCTCACCCTTGATTTTATGGAAGGATGGGATGGTCAGCGCGGCTTCAGGCAACCAATCAAGCAGCTCTTTTTTATAATTCTTGGCGATGAAATAAATTGGGTGCGGCGAGCGGTAGCCGTTTGCACTTTCAACGATGTAGCTGCCGGCATTGTCTTCCTTGAATTTTGCTAATTCGATTTCGGCATCGACCCAATTACTGAATGTCTTGCAGATAACGGTTAGCATCAGGCCATCTGTCCGGTGGATGAGGCCATATTCTTTCAATGCTTCTGCAACGTGTATCCAAACCTTTTTTTCTTTAGGTGTGAGCTTTGCAGGGACATCGGGTATTTCTGAGAGGATGCCGTCATCGATAGGCGCTATTCTGGCTTCATCTACGCTTGGCAATGCTGCTAAACGGGATGCAGAGCTCATATCTCAATGAATTTAACTAAAATGTTAGGTGATGATTAGGAGGGCTATTCCTAATACCCCCCCTTACTAAAAATAAGCCGTACGCAAAAAAGAGGGAAACGGACGGTCTAGGCAAAAATTTTTCTAAAGAATTGACCACCCCCACCCTGTCTGCCGAAGCCACCATCTTCTGTTGATGTCTTGCGGTCATGGCAGGTCTTGCATAATGCTTGCCAGTTCGAGCGATCCCAAAACAATTCCTGGTCACCCTTATGCGGAACGATATGATCAACAACAGTCGCAACCTCATCAATACCATCCCGCTGATGCGTAACGCACAATGGATGGGAACGCAGATAAGTCTTACTTGCTTTTTGCCAACGCGAGTTATACCCACGTTCGCTTGATGATCCTCTTCGCTCATCTGATGACTTACGCTTCATCGCCAGGTGCTTATCACAATAACCAGCAATATCAATCAGCACATGGCAGCCGGTATGCCTGCATACTGACTTTGCACGATTAACCATAGAATGAGCTAAAAAAAATCCCCGCTGGAATAACCAGACGGGGCAAGACGACGCGGCTAGAACAACGATTCAGCATCAGCCAAGTACGACACGTATATTCAATTAATCAATCGATAGTCTCTGCCGACTGAAGACTGACGCTGAAAACAAAAAAGCCCCGCTTTCGCGAGGCTTTGCATATTGCCTTGTGATTTATCAGACGCACCAATCACAAGATTAGCTGAATCATAGTTAAAGTGTCGGAAATCGTCAAGCAGCTTTTTCAATTATTTTTTGATGGCGAAGCGAATCTGCAACATCAAGACGTTCGATCTCATTATCATGCATTGCATCCATCACATATGAATGCGCCTGGTGCAGTCGCACATACACGGTGTCACGATGGCACCTGGACTTACTCGCAATCTCATGCCCGGTTGCCTCTTTCAAGTAGTGCAAATCAACAACCATAAACAGCTCTGGCCGATCAACCTTTAACTTCGCAACAATCGCATCAATCTCCAGCGCCTGCTCATCCATGCCGATCAGGTCACCACGCATCCCACCAGATACACGCACACAAATCGCTACAGATGATGGGAAACCTAACCCACCATCGCGCCGCACCCGTGACCACCGCGCCCAACCCAACAACAGCTTATCGATATACGGAATCATACCCTCTCCCTTGCTGTGCTAACACTCAAACCCAATACTTCACGCGCATTCTTTTCCGCTTGCAGCGGCACCGTCTTATCACCAGCCTCGACGCGAGCGATCAGCTTGCGAGCCCAGGTCAAATGATCAAACGCTGAATCCGCCCGCTTCCACACCTTTTTCAATTCTTCCTGCATTTGCGCTTCATCTTCTGCCGATCGCATTGGCGTATAGCCAAGAGCCCGATGCGCATTTATCTTCGGTATCTCGTCCCACTCGCCCTTAGCCAGCTCTGCCTTCAGTGTCGCAGCCCAACGTTTTTCTATCGCCGAATACGTCTGACTGCGCAACTCAGACCACATCGACATCGCCGCCCAGAACACTGCCGGGCTGGGCCATACACCATGCTTGCCCTGATCACGCGCGATTTGTCCAGCAATCGCAGCTTGGTATGCTTCATACGGGTCAACTGCAGGACGGCATGCCGACAAAAACTGCTTCAGTGTCGGCGGCTTTTCGTACTCAACGCGCACTGCTGTCAGACCAAACCTCACCTCATCAAGCGTGATGCGCTCTTGCTCAAACACCTCGACCCAGCTTTCTTTCCAGTTTTCAATCGACTGCTCATCTGGGAAGTTATTGCGCCAGAAAAAGGGATATGCACCATCGAGACGGTTGAACAGATGATCGATCATGGAAATGCCCAGCTTCGGCGCTATCTCAAACCAGCGTGAATTCGGGCGCGTGCTACCGATGGAATCTTCAGATGGCGTTATGGCAGGAATCATGACTTCCTCCGGTTTTTGTTCACGTATGCGGTCGGGTTAAACTTTTCCTTTGTCGCACTTTTCCCCGGCACAGCAGCACCGCTCACACAGAGTTCCTTTGCTTGCCGCGCCCAGCGGTTGATGATGCCAACCACGTAATTCATGTGAACCGGCTCATCCCCTTTGCTGATCTTCGCCTCATCGCAAGCCGCCTGCACCAGCTCAGGCGTCACACCCTGCTGCGCCATGGCGATCAGCGTTGGATTCTGGGGTTGCGTTTGAATATTATTTTTTCGGAATTGGATAGATAAACCCACCGCACCATCGACAGTGCTGACCTCAACTTTTTTAGGTGGAATTTCACTGGGGTGGGTTCCATTACGGTTCAATGACGGTTCCTTTACGGTTCCGTGTCCCGTTTTTGGGACTGTTACCGCGGAAAAACGGGACTCTTTCATGGGAAAAACGGTACTGTTACCACGGAAAAACGGTACTGTTCCGTTTTCGGTACTGTTCCGTTTTTGGGACTGTTTAACAGTTCCGTTTTCGGCACTGTTATTAGCATGCTGATTGCCACTATTTTGAGCAGAATAATCATCATCACCACCATCCGGCTCACTCTGAAGATTGACTCCAGGCACCTTATTCACATTCAGCACATACACCGGAATCTGCCCAGTACGCCCCCGGCGATATCCGGTATCAATGATGTATTCCTGCTCAAGCAATCTCGCCATATTACCCAGCACCGTTTTACGATCCTGCCCGGTAGCATCGGAAAGATATTTCACAGAGGGCCAGCACGTCATATCATGATTGGCACAGTTCGCCATCACCACCAGCACAAATTTTGCAGACGAGCGATCAAGCCCCTGACCAAGTGCCCATGTTATCGCCTCGACGCTCATTGCAACCCCAACACTTTCAAGCCATCAGCGGTCAGCTGATACATCCCGCGCACTTTGATGACACAGTGATGCTGAAACAGCGTCGTGCACGTGTTATGCAACCGCTGCGGGGTCTTCTGCTCAGAATCAAGACAATCCAGCAGAGACTCCGGAAACGCCCGCTGACCACGGCATTGGCGCAGCTTATTCAACACCCGATACCGCACGTCCTGCGGCGATAAATTCAGCGCTCCCATCACACTACCTCGCCCGATGGCAATTTACGAACAACACCCATCAGCGATGGAATAGCCCGATAATCATCAGACCCGGGACGATATGGCACAGCACCACGATTTGCACGTAACGGACGCTGGATACGCGCCCGCACGGGCACGACAATGGCAGCTGCGACAGGCTTCATCGATGCCAGCTTGCGGGCTTCACGCTCGCCCACTTCTTTTTTACCCTCTACTGTGGCGATCAAACTATCGCCCTCTTCGCGTACAAAATTACGCGCCTCGAGAGTCCGCAATTTATTGCGCAATGCCTGATGGCCGGATTGCGCAAACTCTTTACGCAAGGCCCTACCACCCAGGTTGACCAGTTTTTGCAACAACATGTAGGCGCCAGATCTTGGGTCCAGTCGGTTCATTTTTCTGCCATCCCTTCCAACCGCGTCAACATATCAATCAACGCCTGCTGCGTCCGATACACCGCTTGCCGCACTTTTACCACTTCATGCCGCTCAACACGGCCATCCGCCAGCGTGTCATTCACTGCATTACCCACATTGCCGTTTTCCACCCACACATGCGTAATCATTTCCAGCACCGCCATATCCGATGGCGTTGCCTGAATATCGACTTTCGTCAACACGTGGCCAGTGCTATCTGCCAGCGCATCGAGCACGCGGTAATCCCCAGTGATATCCATGATCATCTCAACGTCATGCAATGTCGGATGGTTCGTCGTGATATTCGGATTCACCTTGTTGCGCAAGATTTGCGCATTGACACCCATGCGCAATGCCAACACCTCTACGCTTCCCGGAAACTCTTTTACTGTTTTATATAAAGCATCTGCCGCTGTTGTCATTTATATCACTCCATCATGCAAACCATTAAAAACAAATGTTTTATTTAACAAAAAAATGAACGAAACTAGACTTCATGAACCCGCATCCCATATATCAGAGCGCAAATCAGCAAGCTTCAGCCGTGGCTCACACTTCACAATTTCCTTACAAAAGGATGGGCTTGGCTTACGATGACCACCCGCCAATTGATAAAAATAGCCAACTGACGACTTCATTTTCTTTGCTAACTCTTCACGCTCACGCGGCGAAACTGATTTAAGGTATTTTTTCATGTCCATGCCTGCACTTTATCATCGAGATAAAGTATTTGCAAATGGTTTATCTCAGAGGGAATTTACCACAGTGATAAATCGCAAGATAATCGCCACTATGAGCAAACTTGATGACATTCGACGAGAAAACGCAAGATACCTTTCCGATAGTGTCGGAGGGTCTGCAAATTTTGGACGAAAAGTAGGCATGTCCGACTCACGTGTCAGTCAGATCATTGGAATAAATTTCACTCGGAATATTGGCAACGTTGCAGCGGCGCAAATTGAGGCCGCATTCGATAAACCTGACGGATGGCTTAGCGCAGAGCACACGATTAATTCCAAAGAAACAGAAAGGGCTGATGCACCTTATGCTGAAGCCCCACCCGCAGGAATCCTTAGCATTCGAGAGGCAGACGATATGCCAACGTTGGCATATATCACCCCAGAAGAATCACGCCTGCTGACCCAATACCGGGTCATTACAAGCGATGATAAGAATGCTGTCTGGTCTGTGTTGGAAACAGCCAAGCACGATGAAAGCAAAATCAAGCTGCTTAAAAAAATGACGGAATAAGGCCCCATATACATGAAATCAATAAACTTGATTTCATGTATGAGCGTTTGAGCATCATTGTAGCGGTGCGTATAGTGCGCACCATGACTATCGCAGAACGAATCGACATCGCAAGGGTAACAGCCGGGTTCAAAAACCAAGCTGAATTAGCACGCGCAGCCGATGTCAATGAATCTACGCTGGCGCGTATCTTAAAAGGTGGCGTCATGCCATCGATAGAGATTGCCGCTAAAATCGCAACTACTTGCAACGTCTCCCTTGACTGGATCGTGGACCTCAACACCAACACAAAGCCAGATCATCTTGATGTACACCTGACATATGTGACGCAGGAAGAGCTGACGCTACTGACAAAATTCCGACGTCTGTCTGGCGAGGAAAAGGAAGTTGTCAAAAGTGCCTTCAGTATCACAGATAAATCATCGCTTCTTACCCCCAACCAACCGTAATTTCACAGGTTCGCGCCTTGGATATTTCTGAGAATAGTTTTTAGCAAATGCCATAATACGCGCCCATGCATGGGGCTCTGTTCGCCTCTGCATATCTCTCAACTCTTCAATTTGCAAATCCTCACTCATCTCGCGTCACTCCTTTTTTTGTTGTAACAATGTATTGCAAAAACAGCTAATTTACCTGAAAAAAACACGCAATTTTGTTCTTTTTTGGAAAGTACGATTTCCCAAAAGGAAACTGAAATTAAAGAATGTTAAATCTTAAAGTTTCTGTGTTTCAATATTGACGTTTATCCCCGACACTACCTGCATCTATATATATCTGATGCCGCGTGAAAATCCTAGATTTCCTTGATCTGCAGTTACTCAGCACTATTCCGAAAGAAAAAAGCCTCTCGGCCGTCTCATCACGCCTGGGCATCAATGCCCCGAGCGTATCGAAACGCCTCTCAAAAATTGAAGACATCATCGGGCACAAAATCGTGCGCCGCCCGGGGCCATTCCGCCTCACCGCCTATGGCGAACGCCTGCGGAAGTTTGCGGATCAGACACTGATAGAACACCAGCGCGCGCTTGATGACATCAATGAAATGGCGACCAACGTGCGGCAGCTGCGCATCATCGCCAACCCGTCCGTGGTCATGAACGATCTGCCTGCGGTCATCGAGGCAATGAAGCGCAAGTATCCGACGCTGAACATTCACATCACCGAAGGGAATTTCGCCCGAGTCATCGCCGACGTGCAAGCCGGGTCGGTTGATATCGGGCTGATCGCAGATGCCCCAAAGGTCAAGGGGCTGCGGTTTTTGAAATACAAGAAAGACTACTTAAGCGTGCTCATGCCGATGAACCACCCGCTATCGCAGCGGGAACACATCAACCTGAGCGACATATTACCCTACCCACTGATCGGCGCGGATGGTGGCCGGCACGTATCCACCTTCATCGAGCGGACGGCCAGACAACAAAAATCAGGCATCACCTATGCCCTACGAGTCAGCAGCTACGAAGTACAAGCGCACCTGGTCACCACTACGAACATCGGCATCGCCCTGATGATAGAAAGCATCGCCCGCCGCTTCGCACGCCACCACAACATCGCCATCAAACGACTAAACGACGAATGGGCCAGCACAGACTTCAGCGCCTGCGTACGCGACGTCGGCACCATTTCAGACATTGCCAGGGAGTTTATTGAACTGCTGGTGAAGCAGCATCAGGAGTAGAAAAAACAAAACCCGCCGAAGCGGGTTACTTCCATGATGCATAATTAGCTCTCTATTAGCAGATCATCATACTCGCCGGCTGCCAATAATTCTTCATCGAATTGAATTCCGTGACTTTCTACTTTTAAGCGCTTCAGATACAACTCATATTCCAACTTTGCATGCGCTAACGCTTCATCTTTGATGTAATCCTTATACCCATCAAAAACTGGGTAGTCATTAAGCGTCAGCAATCGATCAAGCTGATTATGCAGCGAATCCATTGTCATTTTCTTCCCAGCCAAGGCTGTAGATTCAGCATAAAGTAAAAATTGCTCCGATAAAAGATGGAGCCTGTATAGCTCTTCTGGCTTGAGATAATTTTTACCAACCTGAGCTTCTTGCCAGGTCGGAATCTTTCCAGATACGGCTTGAAGACCCATATTTTCATATGTATGGTGTGCTCGGTCTAACACCAATTTCGATCCAGTCATCCCAGTTACTGCATGATGGAATTTGTCTTGGAGTAACGCGTAAAATGAGCGAACTTGCTTTGAGCCAGGATCATAGTCTGATGAACTTAGTTTGAAACATTCACGCACCTTTGCGTAAACCTGCTTTTCTTCAGAGCGCAGAGCACGAATTTCTGCGGCTAACTTGTTTAGCTTTTCAGGGGAATCCCGAAGAGCCTTTTCATTAATCACATACCCTTGTTCAAGATATGCTTTTAGTGTTTTGGTGGCCCACTGGCGAAACTGCGTTGCTTTCCTTGCGTTAACCCGATAACCAACTGACAGAATCATATCGAGACTGTAATGAATAACGTCACGCCTCACTACGCGCTCACCCTCCGTCTGAACTAGCGCAAATTTTGCACTAGTTGCATTTTTATTAAGTTCATCTTCTACATAAATGTTATGAATGTGTTTTCTAACTGAAGTTATATCTGTTTCAAACAAATCTGCAATATTTTTTGTCGTCGCCCAGATTGCCTCGCTACCAGCATCGAATTTAAACGCTATGTCACTACCATTATTATTGAATGAAACGGAGCCTGCATTATCATTTTCTGTTGCCACAAAAATCTCCCGATAAATAGTTAACACCCATACCGCTTATGCCCATTCACAATCCGATACCGCCCGCCGCGTGGCCCGGTGTGGCACGTATTATCTGAATTCGGCTTTACCTGTTCCGCTTTCTTTTCAGGCGCATCGTTTTTGCCATTCGCCGGGCATGGATGTAACTTTTGAAATTCGGCCAGCACCGCCTTGCTTCGCGCCACCTTTGCCGAAGCATCACCAACAGCGGAGACCAGGAGAATAGAGAGGAATACGATGAGCGCGCGCATGGATTATCTAATCTGTAGTAGTTGCGACCCGATCTGACAGTCACCCGGTTTGAAGTGCGGAATTGTCAGATCAAATTCAGTTATTTAGTTTTGTGATTTTATCGTGCCACGCCTCCTTTCCGTCAATGAGTGTCTGAATTGGTGTGCGACC